GGGGGCCTTAGTGCCCCCTTTTTATCATGATAAAAATAGCAATGGCAATAATAATAACCTCGATGCCAAACTGGCCATCAGTAAGGTATCAAGGGTACATATATCCAGATATGGATACATGTTTATCATCTACTCAGTTATATGTAGAACAATTTAAAACATATGCTGATAGTCAAGGAGACTATGATGCTCATTTTGATTCTATATGTTTTGAAATTGATGCATATCAAATAGATGGATTTAACAATTTAGAATTAGGAATATAATGGCAACATATTTAGTATTATGTAATAGAGTTTTAAATGCACTAAATGAAGTAGAATTAACTTCTTCTAATTTTAGTAGTAGTAGAGGAATACAAACTTCTGTAAAAAACTTTACTAATAGAGCGTTACACGATATTTATAATGAACTAGAAGAGTTACCAAGTTTACACAAACAAACAATACAGGTTACAAATGCAGGTCAAAGAGAGTACGACTTGCCTACAGCTAACTCACCACAAACAGGTGATGCTGAATGGCGTAAAATAGATTGGGATACATTTTATTTAAAGCCAAAAGAATTAATGACTAATGGGGAATTTACTTCTGACATTAGTAGTTGGACTACAATAGCAGGAAGCGGCAGTGCGGCATATAATAGTGGTGGTAATGGTAGATTAAGATTAAATGATTTTGCGGCACATCAATCTATATCAACAGTTGTAAATCAAGAATACAGACTGCAACTTAGAGTATTTGATTCTAACAGTGTAGGTGCTTCTCTTAAAATACAAGTAGGAACTGCGGCTGAAGGAACTCAAAATTTAAATGAAACGTTAACAGTTACAGATTTTGGAGAGGGTGCTGTAATAGATACAACATTTACAGCAACAGCACAAACAACTTTTATAACATTAAATAATACAGTTACTACAACTAATCTTGATGTAGATTATGTAAGAGTGTCTAGAAACATAGGTGTACAAAGATTAAAATATATTTCTTATGATGATTACATAAGACAATATGCAGAAAGAGATAAATTAAATTTAAGTTCTGTACAAGGAGAGCCACGATTTATTTATAAAACACAAAGTGGTAAATTAGGTTTATCTCCTGTTCCAGATAGAAGTGATTACGAAATAAATTATGAATATTATAAAGAGCATACAGAATTATCAGCTTCTACAGATGAGCCAGATTTAGAAAATAGATATGCTGATTTAATAGTATCTAGAGCAAGTTACTATACATATAATTTACGTTCTGACCCAGAACATGCAATGATAGCTAAAAAAGAATATGAAGAAGGATTAGATAGACTTAGAACAGATTTAGTTACTAAACAAGAATACATGCGTGATGATAGAGTTAATCTACGTTACTTTGGTAAAGGAGTTATGTAGTGCCAAATACTTCACAGATAACACCTACAGTTGTTAGTTGTTTTGGAGGTCTAGTTTTAAATAAAGATGTATTTTCAATGAGACCTGGAGAGGCTTTACAACTAACTAATTTTGAACCAGACATTGCAGGCGGTTACAAAAAAATGTTAGGCACAACACATTATAATTCTAACATTGTACCACAAGTATCTTCATCTAGTGAGATTGTAGATATGGTTGCTATATTTAATGATATAGTATTAGCGGCTAGAGGTGGCACAATATCTCGTGCAGGAACAAGTGGCTCATGGACTTCTGTAGTTACAGGTAAAAGCACATCATTTAGATATGATTTTGAACGTTATAACTATAATGGCACAGAAAAAATAATGATAGCAACTGGCGGAGATGCGGCTTTTTCTATTGACACATCGTTCAACGTTGATATAATAAATGCAACTGATGGTGGAACTGCTCCAACAAATCCAAAGTTTGTAGCATCATTTAAAAATCACATGTTCTATGCGGGCATGTCAAACGCTATATCTAGCGTAATATTTTCTGGCCCATTTGCAGAAGATGATTTTAATACTGGGGCAGGAACAATAAAAGTTGATACAACGATTGTTGGACTTAAAGTTTTCCGTGAAGAACTTTTTATATTTGGTGAAGATAGAATATTTAAAATAACTGGCTCATCAAGTTCTGATTTTGTCGTAACACCAGTTACTCGTAAGATTGGCTGTGTAGATGGCAAAAGTATACAGGAGCTTGGTGGTGACTTAATTTATTTAGCACCAGATGGTCTTCGTACTATTGCAGGTACAGAAAGAATTGGTGACGTAGAATTAGGCACAGTATCTAAACAAATACAAGATAGAATTGCAGATATTGGCACAGATAATATTACTTCAACAATTATAAGAAGTAAATCACAATACAGATTATTTTTCCCAGAAACTGCACAGGCAGAAATACTAGCTAAAGGTATAATAGCTGTATTAAAAGCAAATCCAGAAACAGGAACATTAGGATTTGAATACGCAGATATAAAAGGAATAAAACCATCTGCTACTGATTCATTCTTTATAGGAGATACAGAAACAATAGTACATGGTGGATTTGATGGCTATGTATATAAACAAGAGTCTGGAGGAGTTTTTACAAGAGAGTCTGGTACAGACACTATAGTAGGATTTTACCGTTCTCCCGATATGTCATTAGGAGACCCAGGTATAAGAAAGAGTATGCAAAGAGCTTTAGTCAACTATAAAGTTGGTGAAGCTATAGATACAACAAATCAAACATTTAGATTGAGATATAATTTTGATGATACAAATACACCACAACCAGATGCTTATTCATTTTCATCAGCAACTGTTGCGGCCTTTTATGGAAGTGGAACATATGGAACATCAGCTTACGGCTCATCTGGATTTCCATTAGAAAGAATATCTGTGGAAGGTTCTGGGTTTGTTGTGGCATTTAAATTAGAAGACCAAAGTTCAAAACAAGCATTATCCCTAAGAGGGTTTGAATTAGAATACGTTAATGGAGGAAGAAGATAATGGGAGCGACCTATACAAGACAAAGTAGTAGCACTATTGCAGATGGCTCAGTCATTGAGGCTTCTCATTTTAATAATGAGTTTGACCAATTACTAGCGGCATTTGCGGCAAGCACTGGTCATACACATGATGGTACAGCCGCAGAGGGTGGCCCTATTACTAAACTACTGGGCAACACTTTAACATTTGGTGCGGCTACAGCAGGAACAGATATAACAATTACATTTGATGGTGAAACATCTGATGGTGTTTTAAAGTGGATGGAAGATGAAGACTATTTTGAGTTTTCAGATGATATACTTGTAGCTAGCACAGAAAAATTACAATTTAGAGATACAGCAATATATATCAACTCATCTACTGATGGGCAACTAGATTTAGTAGCAGATTCAGAAATACAACTAGCGGCTACAACTGTAGATATAAATGGTAATGTAGATATATCTGGCACACTAACATTTGGTGGTGCGGCCTCATTTGCAAGTGATGTATCATTTGGTGATAACAATATTACTAACGTAGGTAGTATTGCCTTAGATACTATTACAAATGATGGCACAGATGTAACTGTAGATTCTAGTGGAGATATTATATTAGATGCTGATGGTGCAGATATTACTCTTAAAGATGCAGGAACAACTTTTGGTAGTCTAACAAATTCTAGTGGAGAACTAGTAATTAAATCTGGTTCTACCCCAACTGCGGCTATAACTCTTAGTGGTGCTAATACAACTATTGAAGGTAATCTAACAGTAGATGGTAATTTTGATGTAACAGGTACATTAGATTTTAGTGACTCTGCAATAACAAATGTAGGTAGCATACAATTAGATAGTATTGCAGGAGATGCAGATTCTAACACTTCAATAACTTTTAGTGGCTCTGATGTTATTACAATGGCAACAGGAGGCACCACTGCATTAACTATTGATGCAAGTCAAAACGTAACTGTTGCAGGAGACTTAACAGTAACTGGTGATGATATTACCATGGGCACTAACACTGCAGGTAATTTATTAGTTGCTGATGGTACAAATTTTAATTCAATAGCTGTAGGTTCTTTATCTGAAATATCTACAGTAGCAAATGATGACGTATTATTAGCAGTAGATACTTCTGGTGGTGGACTTAAAAAAATTACAAGGTCTACATTAACAGCAGGACTTGTTTCTGGTTCTGAAATATCTAATGTCGTAGAAGATACAACTCCACAACTAGGTGGTAGTTTAGATGTTAACGGAGAAGATATTGTATCTACATCAAATGGCAATATTACTTTAACACCTAATGGAAGTGGTGTAGTTAGAATAGATGGTTCTAATGGTATTGATATGCAATCTGGTGCAATATCAATTAAAAACTCTGGGGCACAATCTTATTTTTATTGTGAATCTGGCAATGCTCATGCACAAACATTACAAGCGGCACCACATTCAGAAAGTGCTTCAAATACTTTAACATTACCAAGCACAGGAGGAGATGTTGATTTAGTTTCGACAGCTTCAACTGCAACATTAACAAATAAAACTTTAACATCTCCAAAACTTAACGAAAACGTAGCAATTACTGCAACAGCTACAGAAGTAAATTTATTAGATGGAGTAACTGCAACAACTGCTGAATTAAACATACTAGATGGTGTTACAAGCACTGCGGCAGAATTAAATATTTTAGACGGAGTAACATCTACTGCGGCAGAACTTAATATACTAGATGGTGTAACTTCAACGACAGCAGAATTAAATATTCTTGATGGTGTTACATCAACAACTGCAGAGTTAAATATACTAGATGGAGTAACATCTACTACTGCAGAACTAAACATACTTGATGGTGTAACTTCAACAGCTACTGAATTAAATATTATGGATGGAGATACATCTGCAACATCTACAACTTTAGCAGATGCTGATAGATTAGTTACCAATGATGCAGGTACTATGAAACAAGTAGCATTAACAGATTTAAAAACATATTTAACAAGTGCAGGATTTTCTAGTGAAGACCCTACAGCTTTAGCAATCGCATTAGGAT